ACTCAACTTGACTATCGTGCCAGTTTTGGCGTGCTTGTTGGTCTGCTTGTTCTCTTGCTACCTCAGGAGAATCGGAAGGGACCCCGCCATATCCAGGCGTATAGCCATATTGTTCAGTTGCTTGGTCTACTTGTGATTGCGTTGGTCCTACGCCGTCAATAGGTTGTTCTTGCTGAGCTTGAGAAGATTCAGTTTGCGTCTGTTCTTGTGGTTGTTGCGGTTGCTCTGAACTTGAACTGCTAGAAACTTTTGAAGTCGAAGAAGAACTATGTTTACTTGACTTTGTGGTGTGTTTTGTTACTTTGACAGCTTTAGGCTGTTTTGTTTCCTTTGATTCCTTCCCAGACCGTGGCACAAACATTAAGCCAAGGCAGAATAAAACAATAATTGTTAAGATATACCATT